CGCCGAAATCGCCAAAGGCGATGCCCATCGCGTCAGTGGCAATGTCCGGCATGTCCTCGGCGATCAGCACGCGATAGCCCAGCAGGCGCGCCGGCTCCGCCGCCGCCAACCCGTCGGACCACAGGAACCGCCCGTCGGCATCCTTCAGCTTGCGCACCGCGCCCGCGGTGCGAGAGTTCATCACGAAGCTGGCATTCGCCCGGTATTGCGCGCCCAGCGCATAAACCAGGTCGATGATCGCCTCGCCACCATTGAACGCCCCGTCCACGCCGGTCGGCACATAGCCCAGGTTGCCCCAGGCCCAGACATCGTTGTCCACGGACGGATGGGTCAGGAACCCGGTCGGCTTGTCGGTGCCGTCGCCGTTGACGAAGGCGTCCGCCTCCGCCCGGGCAAACTTGTCGGCGATCCGTCCCGCCAGCCAGGCCTCGATATCAAACGCACTATCGTCCAGCAGGCGCTGGCTCGCCTTAGGCAGGGCCGAAAGCTCGTGCAGCGGGATGGTGATGCGGTCGATGGCGGGCGTGCCCGTCTCGGCCACGGGGCCGGCCTCGGTGGCCCAGCCATGGCCTACATCCGTGTGGTCGATCAGCACGTCAAAGGACGTCGACTCGACCCGCACCACGTTGGCGATCGCCCGGATCGACGCGGTCGAACTCAGCACGCTCTGGATGCGCTCGGCGGTCTGCGGATCGACGAGGTAACCGCCATCGCCGGCCACCGCCGTGCTCATCGCCTTGCCTTCCAGTTCCAGCCCGCGCAAGCCATCGTCATCGCCCGAGCGCAGATAGGCGTCGAAGGCCTTCCGGTGCGGGGCATCCATCTCGGCACTGGCGGACAGTACGGGGCGCGCCGCGCCCAGGGATCTTCGTTCCATCTTGGTCATCTTGTCTTCCTGCTGCTGAAGTCTCTGTTGAATTTCGGACTGAAAGCCCATGAAATCGCTCATGAAACCCGCCACGGCGGACTTCACCTCGGCCACCGGAGACAGTTCTTCCCCGGTCCGAGAATGCGTCTCGGTCTTGCTCATCGCTCTTCCTGTTGCCTAAGGTGTCTGCGACGCGTCTACATCCGCGCCATCTCCCGGCGCGCGTCCGCGAAGGTCGCCGCCAATTCGCGCAGAGCGGTCTCGGCCGCGGCCTCGCCCTTGGCCCCCACCCGCGCACTGGGCAGCATCGGGAAGGTCACCAGCGACACCTCCCAAAGCTCCAGTTCCCGCAAGAGCCGCCGGCCCTTGTCGTTCTTCGCCGCCCTGACGGTGCGATAGCCGATGCTCAGCCCGTCGATGGCATTGGCGGCAACCAGCGCCGCCGCCTCGCGCGCCCGCGCCACGCTGTCCAGAAGCCGGCCCTTGACGTAAAGGCCCTTGCCGTCCTCGCGCACCTCGTCCCACACGCCGATGGGCTGCGCCGGGTCATGCTGCCACAGCATCTTGACCTGCCGCCCTTCCTGCGCCAGCCGCGTCAGCGACCGTGCATAGGCGCCCTTCTCGACGATATCGCCGCCGCGGTCCTGATCCCCGAAAAGGCTTGCATAGCCTTCAATCACCTGGCCGTCCGTCACCGCCAGCTCCGCGTCGAAGCGGCAGAACTTGTGCTCCAGCCCCCAATCCGTTTTCATCTCGCTCTTCCCTTTCCTCGAAATCCCGGGGCATGTGCCTCAGGGCAACTTCTCCAACAGCGGCAGAACCGCCTGTGCCACCAGTGCCGCCGCGACCCCGTAAACCGCCAGCCACAGCCGCCGTTCCAGCCGGTCCAGCGATTCCTCGATCCTGTCCAGCCGCTGCGACAACGCATCCTGCTGCAGTTTCGAGACCCGCTCATGCGCCTCCAGGCGCAGCGCCGGATTGCACTGGAACGCCTCGAACCCATAGGGCATAGGCCGGCGGTCATCCGGCATCGGCGTCCTCCGCCCCCGCCCCCGTTTCGGCCAGCGCCGGCAACCCAAGAAGCGCCCGCTTCTCGGCCCGGCTCAGGAAATCCGCGCCGGCCACGCGGGCCCATTGCGCGTCGCGCTCGGCGGCCAGTGCCGGCACCTGGTCAAGATCGGGTTTCAGTTCAAGCGCCTCGCCCGAGAACCGCATCAGCCAGTCCCCCACCGCCGCCACGACGCGCGTGGCCAACGGCAGGACCGTCAGGCGGTAAAAGGCGCGGTTCGCCTCCTGGTAATTGGCATAGGTGGCGTCGCCCGGGATACCCAGCAGCATCGGCGGCACGCCGAAGGCCAGCGCAATCTCGCGCGCCGCGGCTTCCTTGGTCTTCTGGAATTCCATGTCCGAGGGCGAAAACCCCATCGGCTTCCAGTCGAGCCCGCCTTCCAGCAGCATCGGCCGCCCGGCATTGCGCGCGCCCTGATGATGGCCCTCCATCTCGCTCACCAGCCGCTCGTACTGCTCGGTGGTCAGGCTTCCCTGCCCCTCGGCCCCGCGATAAACGATGGCGCCCGAGGGCCGCGCGGCATTGTCCAAAAGCGCCTTGGACCAGCGGCTTGCCGAATTGTGCACGTCCACCGCCTGCGCCGCGGCCTGCAACGCCGACAGCCCGTAATGGTCGTCCTGCGGGTGAAAGTTCTTCAGGTGGCAGATCACTGACGGCCCTTCGCTCACGTCGAAACGGTGGCGCCGTCCACCCACGGCGTATTCATAGGCCACGGGCCAGCCATCGCTGCCCGGCACCACGCTCATCCGGTCCGAGCGCAGGACATGCACCTCCTCCGGCAGATGGCCATCGACGGCTCCCACGGCCTCGACATAGGCATTGCCGGTCAGCAGAAGCTGGCCATAGAGCGCCTCGAAAAGCTCCGCCCGGCCCTGCGCGGGGTTCGGCCGGGCGATCAGCGCCAGCACCGGATGCTCGGCAAAGCGCTCGGCGCTGTCCTGCAGCACCAGCGGCAGCGAGGCCGCCGCCTCGGCCACCATCCTGACGCAGCGAAACCCCACCGGGTTGCCCGAAAACCCTGTCCGGGTCAGCGTCACCACGTCGCGCGGGCTCCAGGCCACACGGCCGGCGCCATGCCAGGCCATCACCCGCCCGGTGGCGCTCGCCTTGCTCTCCGGCACCGCCTGCGCGGTCCCGTCCTTGCGAAAGAAGTCCAGGATCATGTCTGGGGGTCTCCTTGCTCGTCTGCCTCTGGTCGTGCAGGGCCTCATGCCCGCAGCGTCGAGTGGCATCAGACCGCGAAAGGTTTAGGAAAACTTTATCAGACCGCGCGCACCCGGGGATGGCGCCATTTCGCGGCCGGCTCGATCATCAGTTCGCTCAGCGCCCAGACCAGCGCATCCACCCGGTCGGGGCTGCCCTTGCCCTCGAATCCGCGCGCGGTCATGGCGCACATCTGGTCCTCTAGGTCGGGCATCTGGCCGGCATGGCGCACCCGTCCCTGCTCATAGAGCGCGGCCACCGGCTCCGCCCTTGCCGCCTTGCCGCGGCTGGCATGGACCGTCTTCACCGGCACCAGCGGGTCGACCTGCCGGATCACCTCCGCTACCATGTCACCGCCCTGGTTGACCTCGGCCACCAGCCGGTCGGCCCCGAACCGCTCCATCGCGCGGATCGCGGCCCGCGCCCATGTCGCCGGGCTCGACGCGCCGACGCTGCAATCGGCCAGCACGTAGGCGCGCCAGTCCTGAACCGGCCCCCGCGTCACGGCGCCCGCCACGACGATTCCGCATTCGTCCGAACCCGCCCGCCCGGTCGTGGGCGGGTCCACCGCAACCACGACACGATCCAGCGCCGGCGGTACCGCCACGCGGTCTTCCTCCAGCATCGCCGCGGTCCAGAGCGCGCCCTCCGCCTCCTCGATCAGCACGCCGTCCAGCTCCTGACGGCCCAGCCGCGTGCCGGCATAGCGCGCGCGCACCTCCTCCATGAACGACTGGGCAAGGTTGGCCGCGTTCGCCTCGGTCGGGGCATGGGTAACGACGGTGGTGTCGCGCGCCAGCAACTCCTTCAGAACCGGCACGCCGCGCGGCGTCGTCGTCACGCAGACCTGCGGCGCCTCGCCCAGCCGAAGCGCGAATTGCAGCATGTCCCATGTATCCCGCGCCCGCTTCCACTTGGCCAGCTCGTCGGCCCAGGCGCAATCGAACTGCGGCCCGCGCAAGCTCTCGGGATCATGGGCGGAAAATATCTGCGCCGTCGCCCCGTTGGGCCAGACCAGCCGCTTGCGCGTCGCCTGCCATTCGGGGCGCCGGTCGGGCGGGGAACAGTTGAGGATACCACTCTCGCCGAACACCATCACCTCGCGCGCCTGGTCGATCGTCTCTCCCACCAGCGCCACCGTCCGGCAGCGCCCCGCGTCGAGCGGCTTCGCACCCTCGACCTGCGCGCGCACCCATTCGGCCCCGGCGCGCGTCTTGCCCGCGCCACGCCCCCCCAGGGCCACCCAGGTGCGCCAATCGCCCTCTGGCGGCAACTGATGCTCCATCGCCCAGAACTCGAACAGATAGGGCAGCGCCATGATCTCTTCGTTGCTCAGGCTGTCGAGGAACTCACGTTCCGTCTCGGGCCCTTCTGAGACGATCCAGCCGGCCGCCGATCGAAGCCCGTGCAGCGTCGAAATCGAGGGCGAAGTCGTGGGCGATGCCCTTTTCCCGTTTCTTGCGTCTTTCAAGTTGAACCTCCGCTTCAAGGGCGATCTTCAGCCATTGCCGGATTTCGGTCGTGGCCTTGGTCGCGTTTTTCAGCTCGCCGAAATCTCCGGTCTTGATCCGCTCGTAAATCACCTCGAGTTCCGCGCGCATGTCGGCCAGCTGCCGTTCAAGCGAACTGATCGAGGTGGTCAGACCCGTGGGCCCCTCGTCAGGTGTGATCAAAATCATGGTCTTCCGTTTGTCGCTCGCGGACAGGTCCGCACGCCCCGGGCAAAGGCGCATCACGCCCCGCCCGATCACCGCCTGAAAACCTTGCCCGAATGAACACAACCTATACGAGTATTACGCTGAAAGGTCAACGTGTTGCGCTTTAACCGATGCTCGCAAGCGCTCGGAATAATTACATTTTGTTAAACTTTCAGCACCTGCACAGCATCACGCCCCGCGCTGCGCACGGCTTCATCGTTCCGAAAATACTTGTTCGTTTTTTTTCTGTTATTTTTGTTCCGGGCGGGAGGCCGTTCAATACTGGATCGTTGGAGA